GTACACTACGATATAAGAAAGACTAAAGCAAGGTGGAATGGGTGACTATAAAAAAAAGAACGGAACTACAAGAGTAGGCGATGCTTTAAGATGGCTCGTAAAACAAGGAAAAGAGGTAGCTCCAGAGATCCTAGACATAGCTGGTAGTATTACTGGTATAGATGCTCTAAAAGATTTATCCAATAAAATAGAGGGAGATGGTCAATTATCTGAAACTGATAAACAACTTCTACTAGAGGAGCTGAGGTATGATATGATTGAGATGGAAGAGACTACTAAGAGATGGCAGTCTGATATGATGAGTGATAGTTGGCTAAGTAAAAACGTAAGACCTCTAAGCCTCGCATTTCTAACACTTAGCCTATTCCTATACATAATACTAGATAGCTCTTTAGAGGGCTTTAAAATAGACTCTAGCTGGATAGATTTACTATCTAGCTTACTGCTATTAGTCTATGGTGGATACTTTGGAATGAGATCCGCAGAAAAAATTACAAAACACTGGAAGAAATAGTTACTATATGGTATCTACTATATAGTATTATATATATAGAATTTACTATATAGAAGTAGCTATATAGTATCTACTATAGAGTAGTATCTATATAGTACTATATAGTATAGAATATAGAAAATACTTTTTAATATACAAATTTATTTTTAGAAACTTTAGATTTACTTTTGTTGTATGGCTAAAAAGAGTACTAGAAAAAAACTTATAGATAAGCTAGATAAGATATTCTCACAGTATATTAGGCTTAGAGAAGCTAAAAATCATAATAGTGAATGCTTTACTTGTGGTAAGGTAGATCACTGGAAGAAGCTACAGAATGGTCATTTTATGTCTAGGAAGCATTTAAGTACTAGGTGGGATGAAACTAACTGTCAAGTCCAGTGTGCTGGTTGTAATGTTTTTCGCTATGGGGAGCAGTATAAATTTTCTGTAGGATTAAATAATAAGTACGGAGATGGTACTGCTGATGCGATGCTACAAAAAAGCAGAGAGACTTTAAAGATTGATAACGCTGAGTTAGAAACAAAAATAAAATACTATCAAGATTTGGTAGAAAGGTTATTATAGCGTAAATTTGTTCTGACTTAATTTTTAAGTTTGTTATCATTGTTCAGAGAAGAGTGTCCTAACGGATGCTCTTTTTTTGTTTACTATTTTGTTAATTAAATATTTTTATGTAGCTTTGGTAGGAATTTTAATGATAACTATATGAATTTACTACAGAGACTCAAGCCAGAGTACGTTAAAAGGCTAAACCAAAAATCAGATGACTATACAGAGTTAGTATCCAGTACTCTTATAGCTTTAGAAAACGAGCAGTATGTATCACAGTTAAAGTACTATGTGATCATAGACTTACAATTTTTACTATCTAGTCCAACTAGTCCTTATACTTTTTTTAGTGATGACTCATAGTGAAGATATAAAGAGAGTATCTACTCCAGAGACAATAGACTTTTTAAATGCTAGGGTAGAAGCTCTAGAAAGAAGAGTCAGACTACTAGAAGCTAAGCTAGAAGTAGAACAACAGAGAAACCTATATAATAACCTTTAATATTTTAATTTATGAAAAACGGAAGAATCAAGTACATTGACACTAACGGAGAGTGGAATGGTATGAACAAGTACCTAGTAACTTTTGCAGATGGGGAAGCTTACACTTTCTTTGCAAAGGGAGATTTTAAAGCATCTGTCGGAGATGAGATTAAGTATACAATTTCAAATCAGCAGATGAAGAACGCTAAGCTAGTTAGAGATGACTACTCTAATAAAAGCTACAGCAATAACTCTAGTGGAAACGCTAGTAGTAAGGACAGTATACAGACTTCAATTATTAAGCAAACTTGTATTAAAGCATCCTCAGAGCTTCACGCATCTAGAGGTACAAGTGATGTGCAGTCTGTTATAGAAGATGCAGAGATAATGTTTAACTGGATAACTAAATAATTATGAAAGATATTGAATTTTTAAACTTCCTATTTCCTAGAAGCTCTAAGCTAGATTTTATAGTCACTAATGTTTCTTTTAATGCTAAAGAGATGGTAGAGTGGATTGAGAAAAACAAAGACAAAGCAGAAGCTAATAAAGGATACTTACAGTTTGATGTACTAAGAGCATCTAAAGATCCTAACAAGTTTTATGCTAGGGTATATGAATCTCCAAAGAAAGAGCCAGTAAGTGCTAAGGAGCATATGCCAGACAGAGAGAGTGCAGATTTGCCTTTTTAATTTAATTTTGTTAATTTGGCTACTCTTAATTGGGTAGCCTTTTTTTTTGAACTATGACGATAAACTATAAAGAACAACTAGAGAAGCTAAGGCAGATAAGAAATGGTAGCATCAAAGAGGGATTAAGATTAGATATCCCAGACATAGATGAGTACTTAAGATTTAAGCCTAATGGTTTCAATGTAATATTAGGTCAAGCTAATGTAGGTAAGACCTCAGCAGTATTATTTTTAATGCTATGCTATACACTTAAGCATAATAAGAGATGGTTAGTATTCTCAAGCGAAAACCAGCCTCACAGTATAATAAGAAAGCTAGTAGAGTATCTAGCTAAGAAACCAATACACTTAATAGATGAAGAGCAGTTTATAAGATGCACAGACTTTATTGATGATTACTTTAAAATAATAGATCCAGAGAAGCTTTACACTTATAGAGATTTACTACAATTAGGTTTACAGTATAAAAACGCTTGGGACTATGATGGCTTTATGATAGATCCATACAACTCACTAGCAAAGGATGAGAAGCTAATGAAGAGCTTAGGTGGACACGAGTACGACTATCAAGCTACTACTGAGTTTAGGTTATTCTGTAAAAACAATAATATATCTATATGGCTTAATGTACACGCAAACACTGGAGCTATTAGGATGTTACATAGGATTGACCATCAGTACGCTGGATATCCTATACCTCCTATGGCTAGTGATGTTGAGGGAGGTGGTAAGTTTGTAAACAGAGCTGATGACTTCTGGGTAGTACATAGATATATACAGCATCCTAGCGACTTTATGATTACTCATATTCACGTTAGGAAAGTTAAAGAGGTAGAGACTGGAGGTAGACCTACTAGTATGGATGAGCCTATACAGTTAAGGTCTATGAAGAACAATGTAGGGTTTGAAATAAATGGGCAGCCTATAGTTAGAATGATAAGTGAGGATGTCAAAGCACAGCAATTCTTGAAAAAAGTATGATAGAGTTACAAATAACAAAAGAAAGTATTGCAGAGGCTAAAAAGCTATATGAGTTTGGAATACTTAACAACAGCTACACACAAGGACAAGGTAATAAATGCGGTGCTTTAGGAGAGGTTTTAGTAAGACAGTATTATAATGGTAAACAAGAAAATACTTATGACTACGATTTAATAATTAACAATAAAAAGATAGACGTAAAAACTAAAAGATTTAACGCAAAGCTAACACCAACAATGAAATGGACAGCAAGTCTTTTTGATTTTAATACTAAACAAAAGTGTGATTACTATTGCTTTGTTGGTATGGCTGATGATTATAAAAAAGCATATCTCTATGGTTTTATTGCAAAAGATAGATTTTACAAGACTGCAATATTTAGAAAAAAAGGAGATATAGACCCAAACGGAAGCAGCAAGTGGACATTTAGAGCAGACAGTTACAGTACAACAATATCTGAATTAGACTTCAATTTAAGTTGATACAAAAAAAAAGTTTAAAAAAAATTCGTAGCTTTAAGAAAAAATTAAAGTTATGCTATTTTATTTACTATCCAGCCTAGTATTATTACTAATATTTTTAATAGCTTATACTGATAAGTACAGCCCAGTGATTCAATTCCATATTGTTACTGGGTTTGGCTTTTTAATGCTGTATGATGAAACCTATAAAGAAGAGGGTAAGCAAATCATATATCAGTTGATGCTAGGTATACTACTAATCTCTTTATCCTATACTAGAGATGTTGAGTAAACTCTTCAAATACCAAAGACTCTGGATAGGTTATGTCTTAGATTTAGGATGCAATTTAGATACTGCAAAAGATATCGTACAAGAGTTTTACATAAAAATGCAATACAAAGATTACTTTTATGATGAGAATAGCCCTAATTTCTATGGGTGCTATGTAGTGCTTAGGAATATGGTCTTTGACTTAAAGAGGAAAGAAAAACAAGTAGAGTTTCTAGAAATAGATTATCTACCAGAGGCAGAGGTAGAAGAGTACACAGAGCCTAACTATGATGATAAGATAAAAGCTATTAGTAATTGGCTAGAGTCAAACTATATTGATCATAATGCAGAAGAGTTAGACTATGATAGCGAGGTACTAAAAAAGATATACTATAAAACTATATACGAAGAGGTGTTTGAGAATGGTAAGAAGATAACACAGCTTAGCAGAGAAACTGGTATAAGCTATTACTCTTTATATAATACAGTGAGACATATTAAAAAACAAATAAAAGAACAATGAAAGTATTAGAATTATTTGCTGGTAGCAGAAGCATAGGTAAAGCTTGTGATAGTTTAGGCTATGAAGTTTTTAGTAGTGATATAACAGACTTTGGAGGTATAGACTATGTCGTAGATATATTAGAGTTTGATGTAAGTAAAGTACCTTTTAAGCCAGATATTATATGGGCATCTCCTCCTTGTACTTCTTACAGTATAGCTGGAATAAGATTTCATAGACCAAAAAATAAGCCTTTATCAGATTTTGCTATAAAGAGTGATGCTATTATGTTAAAGACTTTAAAAATAATTAAAGAATTAAATCCAAAAAAATGGTATATAGAAAATCCTAGAGGGTTGTTAAGAAAGCAGATATTTATGAGAGGAATACCTCGTACTACTGTATGGTATTGTCGTTATGGAGATACAAGAGCAAAGCCAACAGATATATGGACAAACAATTTAAGGTCTCTTTTAAATCCAGATGGGTGGAATCCAAGACCAGAATGTAAGAATGGGAATGATAAATGCCATCACGAGTCAGCTCCTAGAGGTAGTCGAACTGGAACACAAGGATTAAAAAACAATCACGAAAGAAGTAAGATACCAGAAGAGTT